TTAGAGAATGTAAAATACTTAAGACAGCAAAGTTTATTTCAAGAAGCATGTATGAAACAACTACGAAACAGACCACCAACATTAAAAGAAAAAGATTGGGTAACCATAACAAATTTATTGTTAAACAATGCAGAAGTTACCGAACCTGCGGAAGGACTACGAACAGAAGATCAATTACAAAATCATTTAGAAGAGTTTTGTTTAAACAGACAAGTATCAACAGATAAAAACGATTTAAAAAAAGGTGGTGTGTGGACATCAGATGGTTACCATCATTTTGTATTTGATAGATTCTACCATCAGTTTCTAATGCGTAGAAGATGGGATCTCGGTTATTCAAGAACAGCACAATTATTAAAAGAAAAATGTGATTGTGAAAACAAAAGAATAGGAAAAGAAAAATTATCTGTATTTGTTGTAAAAGAATTTGATAAGAAAAAAGATGAATACAATCAAAAAACATTAAAAGAGGAGGAGCCGTATTGATTGCTAGAATGGATTTATTGGCGATCACAATGTTTACAGCATTGTGGATATACTTACACTTAGGAATATGAAAACAATAGTATTAGGACCACCAGGTACAGGAAAGACAACTACATTATTAAATAAAGTTGATGACTATCTAAAAGAAACAGATCCAGATAAGGTCGGATACTTTGCATTTACACAAAAAGCTGCATACGAAGCAAGAGATAGAGCAATAAAAAAATTTAATCTCACAGAAGATGACTTGCCATATTTTAGAACACTACACTCATTAGCATTTAGAAAACTAGGAATTAAAAAAGAAGATGTTATGCAACGAAGACATTACATGGATCTAGGTAAAAAACTTGGCTTTCCTGTAAACTATGCAAAGTTTGAAGATGATCATAACGGTATTTTTACATCCGATAGTGAATACTTGAGAATAATAAATCTTGCAAAGTTACGAAATATTACACCAGAACAACAGTTTGATCTAGCAGAACATAATCAAGATTTAGAAAGAGATAAGCTACGTATTATAGTTAACGAGATAGACAGATATAAAAAAGAATACAACTTAATAGATTTTAACGACATGATTTTAAATTTTATTAAATCAGATAAATCACCGAAGTTTGATGTAGTGTTCATAGATGAAGCACAAGACTTATCATTAATGCAATGGGATATGGCTAAAACAATATGGAATAAAACAACAGACTCTTTTATTGCAGGTGATGATGACCAAGCAATATTTAGATGGGCTGGTGCAGATGTAGATTCTTTTATTGCACAAAAAGGTTTGATGATGCCATTGAAGCAATCATACAGAATACCTGCAAAGGTACATAATTTAGCTATGGGTATTATAAATAAAATTAGAAATAGAATTGATAAAACATGGCAACCAAAAGTTCACAAAGGATCTTTATCTAGATACGATGACTTTGAACAAGTAGACATGTCATCAGGTGAATGGCTAGTGTTAGCGAGAACAAAATATATGTTAAATGATTTAGAAGATACTTTATATCGTAATGGTTATTATTATAAAAATAAATTTAAAAAAACAAAAGAACAAGAACTACATTATGCTGCACAAGATTGGGAAAACTTACGTAAAGGTCAGCCAATGGCATACAAACAAATAGAGAGAATTTATGGATACATGAAAAATAATGCAGATAGAACAAAATTAAAAGGTATGTTAAAAGAAAGTTCTTATGACATTTCTACATTAAAACAAAGTTATGGATTAAATGTAGATAGTGTTTGGTTTGAAGCTTTTGACGATGCACCAAAGAGAGACGTAAACTATCTACGTCAGATGAGAAAGAACGGAGAAAAATTAAATGAACAACCAAGAATTACATTGTCAACAATACATGGAGCTAAAGGTGGCGAGTCAGAAAATGTGATACTTCTCACAGATTTAAGTGAGAACACTATGAAAGCATACGAAAGAAATACAGACGACGAGAATAGATTGTTCTATGTTGGCGCAACAAGGACCAAGGAACATTTACATATAATAGAACCAAAACAAGAATACAAAGGATATAAAATATGAGCAAAGTATGGGATAAACAACACGGAGGATCACACTATCAGAAATATAAAATTCAACCAAGTAAGTTTGTAGTAGAGAATGAATTGTTATATCCTGAAGGTTGTGCTATAAAATATATAATAAGACATAGAGATAAGGGAAAGAAACAAGATTTATTGAAAGCGATACATTTTATAGAAATGATAATAGAGAGAGATTACTCATGATACAGAAACCTATGTTTAGTCCACAGGTAGAATGGACACCACCAGAAACATTTCCTAATCTATTAAACTATGATGAGATAGCTATAGACTTAGAAACTAAAGATCCTGAATTAAAAAATATGGGATCTGGTTCTGTAACAGGACGAGGAGAGATAGTCGGTAT